CTCCCGGACGTCGGCGACGGTGGAGGCCACGGGGCTACTCCTCCGGGACTTCGGTGCTCGTGACGGGAGGGAGGTCGATCGTGGTGTAGACCCGGACGAGGTTGCCGGTCTTCAGGCCCCAGCGGGTCGCCGGGGACTGCAGGGCTTCGTCCCGGGGGACCTGGATGATGTCCCCCTTCTTCGCCTTGATGCCCCCCCTTAGTTCGATGGCCCCGCTCCGGACCTCGACGTCCATGGGCTCAGAGGGAGCACGGGGCACCTCCCTGGACCTGATAGTCTTCGCCATCAGGTGCCCCCAGTGTAGATGCCCCGGATGAGGCAGGCGAGTTCGGGGTGCTTGATGTTCGGCTCGCCCTTGGCCTTGGCAGTGAGCTTGTAGGCGATGTTGTCCTTGCCGAGGAGGGCGCCCTCGATCGACCGGGTCCGCAGCGGATAACGCTCCTGCCAGACACCGACGTCCTTTGCCTTCATCACCACGACCTGCCCAACGTCGAGCGGGTCGACGGCATCGTCGATGATGACCCGCTTCCCGAGCAGGGTGGGTACCTCACCGGTGACGACGTAGCCGTCCTTGCCCTGGGTGTTGTAGAGCCGGCTCTTGATGACATCGAACCCGGTGAGGTACCCGAAGGTCAGTTCGGACATGATGATCACGTCGGGTTTCTGCCGCTTGGTGGCCCCGGAGATCTTCCGGATGGCCGCCTGGACGTCGTAGAGCGGGTCGCCGGCATTGGTTCCGGAGGAAACGTCCCACGGCTTCTTGGCGTCGACGGCCAGGACTCCCGTGGCGGTGGTGATGTCGTTCCAGACCATGAGGTCTTCGAAGTAGGCCATGGTGTAGGCGAGGTTCTTGGCCATGACCCTGACCTCGTCCTCGAGCCCGTCCTCGACCTGCTCCTCGGTGACCTCGAAGTATCCACCGTAGGGCCGGACGCGCTTGGTGCCGCGGACGAAGGTGAAGTCGAGTTTCGGCAGGCTGCCGCTCTCGGAGAGCCAGTTGACGTCTCCTTCAGTCTCCCCTTCCTCGTTGGTCGAGACGGTCGAGACCGGGATCGACTGGAACCCCAGGAGGTTCTTGCCGATCAGGTTCTTCTTGTACTGGAGTTTGATCGCGGCCTCGACTATCTCCGGGGCGACCTGGGGGTTGTTGCTGAGGGCGAAATCCCTCTTGGTGTATACTGCTCCTGTCATGTTTCTTCCTCCTCAGTACGCCAGGATCAGGGCCACCTTCCCATCGGCCGCTCCTTTCCAGACGATACCAATCTCCTTCTCCGTCGGGTCCGACATCGCCTTGACGGCCTGCATGGAGATGGTGCCCTGGCAGACCCGGGTGCCGGCGGTGAGGGCGCCTTCGGCGGTCATCCGGAGGACCCGGCGGTAGCCGAACGGCAGGACGGTGACCCGGGTGCGGTCATCAAGGCCGTTCGGGTTGGTCTTGGTGGTGATGCTGTCCTCGAGGATCCCGATAGCGGCCCCAGCGGTGGCGGCGGCCTTGATGGTCTCGTCGGCGACGATCTCCACGAGCTGCCCGGCCTTGTAGTAGAAGCCATCTGCATCCGGGGTGATGTCGGTGCTGTAGACTTTCGCCGGCAGCCCGGCGACCGTGAGGTCGTAAGCGACCGGCGAGGTAACTGCTCCAGCCATGGTTGCTTACCCCTCCAGGAACTTGGCGGCCTTCTGCTCGAGCGAGAGCTCGGTGGAGGCTGCACCGCCGGCCTGACCCTTCCCATCAGCGGGCGGGGCGGCCGCGGCCTTGCGGCGTTCGAGGTCGGCCTTGTAGGCCTTGAGCTGGTCCTTGTTGAGGGTCTTAAGGAACGGCCTGGGTGCCTCGGGGTCGAGCGCGAAGATCGCGGCGAGGGTGTCAGCCCGCTCCATGAGGTCTTCCTGAGCGGCCGCCTGTTCCTTCGCAGCCTGGTCGGCGATCAGTTTCTCCTGGTAGGAGACGATCTTGCCGACGGACTGTTCGAGAGAGCTGAGCCGCCTTTCGAAGTCTGCGGGTTCCATGCCTGTGAGATTTTTACCAGCGGCATAAAAAGGAGAGTCGGATTTCTTCGCGAGTTCCTCCATGATGCCAGTGTTCGCGCAGGCCGGGCTGGTGACGATGGAGTTGTGGTCGACCCAGAGGTCCGTCCAGTAGTATTCGCCGGTCACGCCGTCGTACTTGAGATCCCCGCCGGCCCGGATGGAGAAGAGGATCTCATCGGGGGCGGCCTTGACCAGGGCGACGACGTCCCTCTGCACGGACGTAGTCTGCAGGAACTCGTGGTCCAGGATGAGGGCCTTGATCTGTTTTCCATCCTTCTCGATGGTCCCGGTGGTCATGGATAACGTCGTGCCGATGCGCTTGAGGAGGTCGTCGGAGTGGTCGATGACCAGGGGGACATTCAGGTTATTCCGGGCGTCCCGCCCCTTCCTCCGCTCGGTGTTCTCCGGGACTTTGTCCAGCTCTTCGGAGCGGAAGACGGTGTCGTTCCACTTCCCCTCAGTGATGGCCACCACCCGGCGCTTGACCGCGCCCCCGTCTTTTTCCTTGGCCAGGTCTGCCGTGTCGGGCGGGACGATGCAGTCCACGGCCCGGAACGTCAGATCGAAGATTCGGGGTCCTGTGCTCATAGTAGGGCGTGGCCGAATTGAGGTTATAAAAAAAAGTCAGGCGGGGGCGGCGATGACGCCGTCCAGGAACTTCTGCCAGGGAGATCCGGCCGGGAAGTCTTCCTTGGCGGCCCTCGCCCACCTCTGCCGTTCTTCGAGATACTTCGCCGGGTCGCGGTCGAGGGCGGGGTCGTCGAACCAGGCTCTCGGCCTGCAGCGGCAGTTCGGCTCTTCCATGACGGCCATGGCCATCGCCTCTTCCTCGGTGCCGAAGATGAAGACCCTGCCGTGGAGGGCGAGGTGGTGTGGCCGGGTGCGCTCGTCGGGGACGGCCGTGTAGACCCAGCCCTTCCGGCCGGACTGTCGATACCGTTCCCGGTGGCCTTCCGCCCAGGCCGCCTTGAGGTTCGTGCGGGCGAGGGTGTCGGCATAGGTCTCGGTGGGGATGGTGACGTTCCGGGTGATGGTCTTGGTCCGCCACTCAAGGGTGCCGTCCGGGGCGACGTGCACGTAGCGGCGGGTCTCGCCGGCCCGGGCGAAGGTGACGGACTTGCCCCAGCCCCCATCCAACTTCTCGACGAGCAGGTTTCTGACCTCGGCGTAGGTGCTGTTCTTGCGGATCCCCTGCTCGATGATCCCGGTGAGTTCTCCGGAGAGGTTGCTGAAGGTCTCGTCGAGGACCGGGGCGAGTTTGTTGATGACCGGGTCGAGGCCGTCGAGCCCGATGGGGATGAGGCTGCCGACTTCTTTTCCTGCCTGCTGGCCGCCGAGTTCGTAGGCGACGGTGAGGTACCGGGCGAGGACCTCGACGGTCCTCCGCTTCGCGCCTTCTGACCGCCGGACGATGAGGGCAGCGAGGGCCTCGAGGACTTCTGCTTCTGTCGGGAGCATAGGATCAGTACCCCAGGACGTCGCGGACCTCCTCCGCGATGTCCTCGATCTCCTGGCGGAGCTGGTCCCGCACAGGCCGGGTGCCCCGGCTGACGGGTTGCGGGACCCCTTTCAAGCTGTAGTAGGGAGTCTGTTCGGGCGCCGCTGCGGGGGTTCCGCCGGCACCGTCGATCGGGTAGCCCATATCCTCCAGGAACTTCTCAGCAACACCGGCCGGGAGGTAGGGGAGGAGGGGGGCGATGATTGCGGCTTTCTGCAGCCGGTCTTCGGGGGTGAGGTCCTCGAACTCGAACCAGGCGTCGTCGGGGGCGTAGCCGTTCGCCTGCAGCCAGGGGGCGAGGAGCTGGTCCTCGAGGATCTCGGCAAAGAACCGGCGCTCCGGGGTGATCTCGCGCTCGAAGAAGGCGAGCTGGATGTAGCCGACCGAGCGGTTGGAGGAGCCGGACTCGTTGAAGGAGTCGGCCCAGCACATCGCGGCGTTGAACTGGTTTTCGAGGTGGTCGATGGCCTTGGAGACGGCGGCGGGGTTGCCTTTCGGCTCGACGAGGTCGACGTCCATCTTGTCCTGATTGGTCTCTCCGGACCGGAAGAAGAAGTCAAGCCCGGCACGGATCCCTTTCTTGAACCCCTTCTTCAGTATGTCCCGCGAGACCGGGTCGTCCCAGGTGTCGGCCGGAATGAAGAACTTGTGCTTGGGGTCCCCGTGGCGCTTGACCATAATGGCCTGGTCCCTCTCCATGCCGAGCTTGTTCATGATGAGGATATAGTTCTGCGCCGGCAGGCTGATGCCGTTCGGGTGCCGGGCGCTGGGGTACCGGGGGATGAAGATGAGTTCGTCGGGGCGGAAGAAGACCATGCTTTCGTTCTTCGCGTTGTGAGGAACGTAGTTCTGAAGATACCCGATGACAGTGTCCCCGTTCCCGGCCTTGAGGCTGGCGGCATACGGTTCGTATACCGTGTCCTTGAGTGCGGCCTTAAGATTCTGGATGTCGGCCTCGGAGTTGCGATAGACCATGACGCTCGGGGGATAGAGGTTCCGGATCTTCGCCAGGGCGGTCTTCGAGGTGGTCGCCCAGACCGGCTCGATGAAGACCCTGCCGTAGATGAGCCAGTACCGGGCGCTGGTCAGAAGTTCGGTGTGCAGGTGGGTGCTCCGGGTCATCACGTCGCAGAGGTCCTGGCAGTCTTTGTCATGGCTTTTGATCAGGAAGGACATGATCGACTTGGCGAGGGTATTGACGATGCGGGCGATCTTGCCCTGCTCGGCGGCCCACTCGGACCAGGCATCCCAGCCTTCCGGGGGCATGAAATGCGGGTCATAGACGCTGCGCTTCGATGCGACGTCCTCGTCATCGTCGGCGGGGTAGGCGCTGAGGTCCATCATCATGGCTGGAGGGGGCGCTCTGGAAAAGGTGCGGGAGAGCGCTCTGATGAGTTTCATGCCTGCAGGGTCGGGCAGGGGCCTAAAAAAGGAAAGTCGGCTAGAGGATGTCGTCCGGCGAGGAGATCTTCGCCCGGGTGGGCATCTTGAAGAACATGATCCCGGCATAGGCCGCGGTGTCGACCTGGTCGTCGTGAGCCCCGGTGGGGAAGGCGGCGAGCTCTTCTTCCCACTCGTCGAGCCAGGGGGCGTCTCTAGGATGCCAGACGCTGCCGTGCTCATAGTAGGCGGCGACGGTGAGGGCCCGGGTGTATTTGTCGGCGTCCGGGTTGAGCGGGACCACGGGGAGGCCACTCCGGACCGCGGCCTGATAGGTGGTCTTCCCGAGGTTTGCAGGCTCGACGCCGATCTTTACCGGCCGCCACTTCGCGGCCTGGCTCGTGAGGTTCGCCAGGTGGTCGGGCCCCTCGACCCGGGTCCTGAAGACATCCAGGAGGAGGAGGTCTCCGGCCTGAGACTTACCCCAGGTCGAGATGACGAACCAGTCTGCAGAAGACTTGAGGCTGCCAGCGGGATCACAGGTCTGAAAGATGGTGAGGGATTCCCGGGCGAGGTGGCGGTCGCCCTCGGGGGTATGGAGGGTGTAGACGCCTCCCTCTGCGGTGGAGTAGTAACGGAAGTATTCGCGCTTGAAGAGCCCGCCTTCGGGGTCGCTGGGGTGCTGCTGGTAGAGGGCGTTCCACTCGTAGAGGGTGATTGAGCCCATGGTGGCCTCCAGGTCCTCGAGCGAGAACCGCTCCGGCCAGAGGGGTTCGCCGGGGGCCCGGCCGAGGGGGTCGTCGTCCTCGGCGATCGCGGGGAGGTTGAAGACTTCCCACTGCTCCCCGGTGCCGGCCTCCATCTCGTGGAGGAGGTAGCCGGCCAGGTCGTCCTGGTGCCACCGGGTCTGGACTAGGATGATGGCGCCGCCTGGAGCGAGACGGGTCCGGAGAGTGGTTCGATACCACTCCTTGACGGTCTCCCGGACGGTGGGGGACCGGGCCTCCTTCATGTTCTTGATGGGGTCGTCGATGATAGCGATGTGAGCGCCCTTGCCGGTCAGGGCCCCGTCGACGCCGGCTGCAACGACGGTGCCCCGGTGGCCTTCGACGCTCCACTCTTTGACGGAGGAGGAACTTTTGGAGAGGCTGACTCCGAAGATCTCGGGGGCGAACTCCTCGAACCGGTCACGGCACACTTCGGAGTGGGCTTCGGCGAGGGCTGCACCGTAGGAGGTGATCATGATGTCCCAGTCGGGGTGCTTGCCGAGGCACCAGGAGGGGAAGGATTTGGAGATGACTTCGCTCTTGCCATACCGGGGAGGCATGGTCACGATGAGGCGTTTGATCTCTCCGCGCTCGACGGCCTCGAGCTTGCGGCAGAGGAAGTCCAGGTGCTTTGCGGGCTTCCAGAGGCCGTGCGAGGTGTGCTCGGTGTAGTAGGAGAGGTCGGTGCGCAGGAGCGTGTTATGGGCGAGCGACCTCACGGAGACGGGCTCGGAGGCGGTCGCGGCAGGCAGGGCACATCACCTCCTCGACGATGGTCTGGAACTCGACGAAGAGGGGGTTCTGCAGGATATTGATGGTGATGGCACCATCAGGGGGGAGATCACCGAGAAGTTTGGCCTGCAGGGCGAGCTGCTCGCGGATTTCCCGGATGGCGAGGAGGGCGGTCCGGGGGTCGCCGTCCTGGGTGGCGGTGAGGATCTTGGTGGCCTTGTCGTTGATCTCTCGGAGCTGGGCGACGGTGTCGAGGCGCTCGGTGACAGCTCTGGCAACGATCTCTTCCCGGGCCTTGACGACCTGCTGCACCAGGTCGGCATTGGCCTCCAGGTAGCGGAGGACCGAGCCCCGGGAGATCTTCTGCCCGGAGATGCGGGAGAGCTCCCTGGCGATCTTGCCTGGGTTCATGGTGGGGTCGGTGGCGAGCCGGCCGGCCTGCTCCTCGAGGCCGAGTTTGATGATGCGGTTAGTGGCCATTGGATTCGATCATTTGATCGCATTTGAGGATAGGCGTTAAAAAGGAGGGTCAGGGGTTCGGCCGGTTTTCAGGGCAATTTTAGGGGCCCAGAAAGGTACGAAAGTGATCGGATGTGATCGGATCTGTCTTATTCACGGTCCCATACCGGCTGCGGGCCGGGCCGCCATGGCCCCGCAGTCAGCTCCGCCAGGTCCTCTGCATAGTCTTCCGGGATCGTCATTTCCCGCCATCCGCCGATCGCCCGCGACCGCCGTGTTTTCGGGGAGTCGTAGATGTCGATCGTAATCGCCGGCTCCGGGAGG